GCGCAAGTTGGTCAGCACGTTGCCTGCGTTGGCTGTCAGGCAGGTAGCCCGCACTTTGAGCTTGAAGCCGGTGGTGCTGTTGAAGGTGTTGGCAATCAGCGCAGCAGCGTTCAGCGCCAACCATGTGCCTCCGTAGCCAGAGCCGGTGTCCACTTGGAACTCTAGCGTGTGGTTGCCCCATGTGGAGCCTGCGGAGAACGTGACGTTGGTGCCGGTGATGGTGGGCGCAATGTTGGTGAAGGCGGTGTAGCCCACCGCAAAGAACGGCATCTCCCAAGTGATCTGGTCGCCCACCTTGGTGAGCAGCACCGAGCCGCTGGAGTTGAACTGCGGGGTGCCGCCTGTGGCCGAACACTGCGCTGCGCTGGAGCTTGTTGGCTCGTTGCACACAATCTCGGCAAAGCCCGCCGTAGTGCTGGTGAAGCGGGTGAGCCAGTGGGTGCCATACACCGATGTTTGCCCGGTAGTCGCGCCAGTCAGCATGGCGTTCTTGACCACGGTGTTCAGAGATGCAACGACCGATGTGTCTGCCGTGTCGCCGCTGATGTTCTCGACCAGGATGTTCGTGTCGCTGTTGACGAAGGCATAAGGCCCCGAGCGCGTGCCACTCAAGAACATGCGCTTAACCGTGATACCGTCGTTGTTACCTGCGCCGTTCACGCCCAGACCTGTGACCGTGTTGGTCATCACGAGGGGCGTGGTGTAGCTGGCGCCGATGTTCTTTATCAGCGTGGAGTAGCAGGCGTTGACCGACACCAGACCGTTGTAGGGGCCATTGTTGGGCAGGGGCAGTGCAAAGCCGTCCACCACATTGCCCGATCCACCCGTGGCGAAGTCCAGCGCGTAACAGCCGTTGGTGCTGGTGGTCGTCGTGGTGATTGTGTGGTCGTAGTAAGCGGGGTTGTTGAAGGTGCAACGCTGTGCGCCAACGAACAAGCCACGGCCACCGATCAAGGTTTCATTGGTGAATGTGCAGTTAACAGGCTGCGTGGAAGTGATTGCGCCCGTGGTGGCGTTGGCCCGCAATGTGCTGGAGCGATAGATGTTGCCGCTGAAAGTAACGCCCGTGATGTAGTTCAGGCTGGCGATGTACGAACTGGACGATGCCAGAGAGAAGCGTCCGAACACACTGTTCTGCACAGTGCCACCAGCGAAACATGACGATGTGTTGAGAGCGAGGTTCAGTTGTGCAGCCGTTGGCGCAACGATGCAATCATCCACATCCAGAGGCGAGGCAATCTCGCTCAGAACCATCGAATCAGCAATCGCGCACGACTTGTACTTGACGTAGAAGGCCTGCACGAAGTTCATGTACCACTGCGAAACGACGCCGCGCAGATCAAAGTACCCAGCGCCAGTGGTCACGAACTCTTGCCGGGCGGTGAGTGTGGCGTTTGGCAGTACCCGTGGGCCGGAGCCTGACGCTGTGCGGGTGCAGGTTGTCAGGATCACTGCTGGGATTCGTACCTTGCAGCCAGTTGGTGGCAGGAAGAACACGCCGTTGGTGCCGTCGTGGCCAATGCGGATGCCGCCTGTGGTCTGGGTGATGACCTTCATCGAGGCATCGGTGCGGTGAGTGGCCAAGGCAACAACCGTGCCGACTGAGGCGTACTTCTCATACACACCAGAACCTGCCGCAGTCTCAATCCACACGCCGGGGAATGTGCTTGGGTTGGTTGCCGTCGTCGGACAGGGAATGATCTGATTCCTTGCGCCGTTGGTTGTGCCAATCTCAAACCACGCCTCAGTCGACGTGACTGCACCAATCCGTGGCACGGTAATGGTGGCTGTGTCAGCGCCGCGAACCTCTATCCAACCCTGTACATCAGCTCCCGAGCATGTGGCAGTAATGCCAGTGAGAGCGCCAGCAGCGAAACTACCGCCTGTAACGCCACCGACTTTAATGAATCCCGCTGCCCCGATAGCAGCACCGGGAACAATACACTCAGACTGCCAATTAGTCCAAGCACCAAGAAATACTCCACTTACGCCTCCTTGACTGATGGCCGCGCCGAATGCCGGAGAGTTGCCCGAGCCACCCGTGTACGCGATGACGCGCACGTAAGTGGGGTCAAAGTGCAGTGTGCCGCCCGTGCCAGTGAAGGTCACCGTATCCAGAGAGCCGAACGCCACCGAGTGGTTGGCGCAGGCGTTGGAGTCTGTGCGCACCACCAAGCGTGAGCGATTCGAGATCGCATACGAGTCGAGCGTGGCATTGACTGAGCCGCCAGTCTTGGCGTCAAAGTATTCGTCTGTGCCTGTACTGATCGTGAATGCGGTCATTTAGTTCCCAGCGGCTACGAACTCAGTCGTGCCTGCAGCCTGGATTGATTCAAGCCTGTCGTCTGCATCCACAGCACTCATACGAGCCTCTGAGGCCACGCTGGCGCTGCGCACGTCCGCGCCTACTGCAGCGCTGCGGTCATCTGGCGATACAGCGAAGGTTCGGTTGGGGTCCGACATGGCTCATCGCTCCACAATCTTGAGAACGATGGATCGGTCATCAGTGCGCCCACCTGCGGTGATGATTCGGCAAGTGAGTGTCAAAGTCTCGCCAATCGTCCCGCCAGATATGAAGGCAGTCGCCGTCATAGTGGTGTTGGACTGAGAAACCTTGGTGAGGCCGGTCGGCAGCACCCATGTAGCAGTCGTGATGGTGTCCGCCAGAGGCGTGAGGTACGCCGTCCAGTCGAACGTGTAGTCAAGCACCGCATTGGGGTCCTTTTTATAGACAGCCATCAGATGCCTCCGTAGGAAACAGTGGACACAGGGCGACGTGCGCGGCTCTGTTCGACTTTGGCCTTGGCGCAGTACGCGGCCCACTTAGCCTCGTTCTCTGCGCCCTTCTTGGGGTCGTAGGCGTCAGCGTCCTGTACACCGTAGGCCTTGAACTTCACCCAGTACAGGAGGGGCAGGATGTGCTGGGGGTCGATCTCGAAGTCGTCCCCTGCTGCCACGTCGTTGGGCAGGCGGAAGGTGCGCAGCTCCACGGTGCTGGCCACGTTGGGGACCGGGTAGGCGCGAACCATGCCCTTCTCCATGCCGGTCACGAGAGCGCGCAGCGGGCCGACGGTGCCGTCGAACTTCATGCCGTTCTCGCGCATCTTCTCGATGGCGATCATGGGGACGTCGCTACCCGTCGCCGGGTCGATCGCATCGCGCAGTTTCAAGATCAGTGGGTCGATGGCGTACCAGACGGTGCCGTCGGCCTTGATACTGAGCTTGAAACTACGGGCATCTTCGATGCCGTAAGTGTCGCGGCAGAACTGCTTCTGGGCGTCGTCGATGTACGTGTAGATGAGCGGGTCACTCCACAAGTACGGGGCCACGGTGTCAAACACCTCGGCCCGGAAGACGGCGAGCAGCTCTGTCGTGTTCATTTAGCAGAGTGCTCCAGGGTCCACTTCTTGTACAGGGCGTCGCGGGCCTTGCTATCGATCTTCCAACCCAGCGCTTTTTCCATAGGGCCGAGGTGGGGTACGCCAGTGCCGGTGAAGTCTTCGCGGGTGTTGCGCAGGACGATCTTGTCGAACGCGGCGAACACAGCAGCTTCATAGGCGACGGGGTCCTGGGGTGCCTGGGTCGCCTCGTCTACAGGTTCTTCGACCATGGGCTCTTCCGGCATGATGCCCATGGCGATCAGCTCGGCGTGCATGGTGGGAGGGCATGGTGTAGGCACGCCCTTTTTGAATTCGATGGAGTGCCCCATTACGGAAGACACAACGATGTCGCGGTAAGAAACGTAGTTTTTCATGGTGCTAGTGCGGAGTAGGGTGGGTTAGAAAGATGGGGCCGAAGCCCCATCATTTCGTTTAGGCTACGCAGACGTCGTCGGCCTTGCCGTCGATGGTGTACTGGACACGCAGACGGACCTTACCGGCGGTAGCTGTGGCTGTGAGGCCAGCAGTTGTCAGGCGCAGGTTCTGACCGCCGTTGCTCAACAGCGGAGCTGTCAAGGTCAGGGCGGTACGGGCACCAGCAGCGGCGGCATCCAGGTCCAGGGCAGAGATCAGCGCAGAGGCGCTGCCAGCGATACCGAGGGCCAGGGTTGCGCCAGCACCGATGCCGACGAACGCAGTTTCCACGATCGCTTCACCGCCCACGATCACTGCGCCGACAGGCATAGGGATCGCGTCGAACACCACTGCAGTACCAGCGGTCAGGCCGGATTCCAGGGGGTCGGTGGAGTTAGCGACAGTGGCGCCAAAGGTCTTCTTGACGCCATCGACCGAGTCAACGACCCACTCGTTGAAGCTGAAGACAAACTCTGCGATTTGGATTCGCTGAGTAGTACGGGTTGCGAGCTTTTTCATGCTGTGTGCTCCTTAGTAGGCTGCGAAGCAGGAGATCACGCCGAAGTCTTCGACGGCGCCGTTTTCGTAGATGTTGCCGAACTTGGGCTTCAGGAAACCCAGGATCTTGCCCATCGAGATACCTTGTGAGTTCTCGTAGTCAAAGCCCTTCTCGTTCCACTCAGGTGCCTTGATGTCGGCCATGCCCAGGGCTTGTGCGCCGCAGAACAGAACCTGGCAACCGTCAACAGAGCCGCCACCGTACTTGGACGCGGTGCCGGACACGTTGGGTACGTGACGGAACTCGTGCAGGTAGATGCCGTCGATCTTGACGGTGTTACCGCTGAACAGGTTGTCATTGACGTCCTTGCTCTGGCTGTAACGCAAGTTGGCCATGTAGTCGGCGTCTTGCTTCAGCTTGGCCATGGCCTGGGGGGTCATGAACGCGTGGAAGGTCTCTTCACCGCCGCCGTTGGTCACGCCGCGCATGTAGCGGTCTTTGGCGTAAGCCTTCAGCTGAACGAAGGTCTGCCAAGACAGGTAGTCGGTAGCAGCCAGCGAGCTGGAGGTGTTACCGCCAGTCACGGAGGTCTTCAGCACCTTGGCAGTGTTGTCCCAGCGGGTAACACGGCGGGTGGAAGGCGCGGACACGTCAGCAGCGAACTCCAGGTTAGGCAGATCAGAACCAACACGGAGGGAGCCATCGGGCTTCAGGGTGTAGCTGCGGCCAGCCAGGGTCTGGAAAGCCATCTGGTCAATACGGTCGGCGAGCCAGTAGGCCAGCAAGTTCTTGCTGTTTTCGCGGAACTCGACGATGGACTTCTGGTCAGCCATGCGGCCTTCGTGGCGATTGGCATGACGCAGCTGGTCAATGCGGATCACCTGGTCGAAGGTTTGCATGCCTTCTTCGTTGCCTTCCAGCGTACGGTCACCCGCAACGCCGTCACCTTGCAGATCGGCCAACAGGGTGATAACGGCGCGGGCGCCCTTCTCAGACTGCTTCAGATCGGTGATGTGTTGGACCATGGAGTTCGCACCGGAACCCAGGAACTTGTTTACAAAAGATTGATTGCGGGCGTTTTTCCACAGATCCATCGACCAGATGGTCTTCTGCTCGGCGGTCAACAGCCCAAAGTTGGTAAGCATGTTGCTATTCCTTCTAGGTTAGACAATAGATTTCACTCTTT